GCGGACGTCGAGGGCTGGCACTGGTGAACGCTCCCCTCAAGTGGGCCGAGGGCGACCCGTGCATTGTCCGCGGCGAGCGCGGCGTCGTCGAGTCGATCGGACCGAACTGCGCGTCGGTGAAGGTGAACGAGTGGCGGCGTGTCTTCTGCGGACTCGATGAGCTTCAGGTCGTGCCGCTTCCGCACGAGGACGCGGCCGACCCGGAGATCGCCGCGTGGGCAGCCGAAGAGATGGCCGAGCTGCGTAGCCATTCGGGATCCGACGAGATCTTCGACGGACCNNCGAAGCTGGCGCGGCAGCCGTCTACCGGCCTCGCTGTCGTCCCCGCGCTGCACCCATCCCTCTTCCCCTTCCAGCGTGACCTCGTCTCGTGGGCGCTCCGCCGTGGGCGTGCGGCGCTCTTCGCTGACACCGGACTCGGGAAGACGGCGATGCAGATCGAGTGGGCGCGCCACGTCCCGGGCGACGTCCTCATCCTTGCGCCGCTCGCCGTCGCGGCGCAGACCGCGCGCGAGGGTGAGCGACTCGGCGTGCAGGTCAAGGTGTGCCGCGACGGCGCCGACGTGGAGCCGGGCATCAACATTACCAACTACGACCGCATTCACCGCTTCGACCCCGCACGTTTCACCGGCGTCGTCCTCGACGAGTCGAGCATCATCAAGCACCACGACGCGAAGACGCTCGCGCGGCTCCTCGAGGCCTTCGCCCAGACGCCCTTCAAGCTCTGCGCGACGGCGACCCCGAGCCCGAACGACTACACGGAGCTCGGCACGCACGCAGAGTTTCTCGGCGTGTGCTCGCGCGTCGAGATGCTCAGCGAGCACTTCTGCCACGACGGCGGCGAGACGCAGAAGTGGAGGCTCAAGGGACACGCGCGCGCCGCGTTCTGGCGCTGGATGTCTTCGTGGGCCGCGCTCATCCGCCGGCCGAGCGACCTCGGCTACGACGACGCGGGCTACGATCTGCCCGAGCTGCGCATCACGCAGCACACCATCCCGGCCGACCCTGACCAGGTGAAGGCGCAGGGCCTCCTCTTCGCGGAGCCGGCGCGCTCGCTGACGGAGCGTCGCGCGGCGCGGAAGTCTTCGCTGAGCGCACGCGTGCAGCGATGCATCGACACGGTGCTCGCGGAGCCGGACGAGCCGTGGGTCATCTGGTGCGAGCTCAACGCGGAGGCGGACGCGCTCACTGATGCGCTCGGTCCCGCCGCCGTGGAGATCCGCGGCAGCGACGAGCCGCTCTTGAAGGAGGGCCGCCTCGTTGCGTTCGGTCGCGGAGAGATCCGCATCCTCGTCACGAAACCGAGCATCGCCGGATTCGGGCTCAACTGGCAGCACGCCGCGCGAATGGCCTTCGTCGGCGTGAAGGACTCCTGGGAGGCCTACTACCAGGCCATCCGCCGGTGCTGGCGCTTCGGGCAGCGCCGTCCCGTCAACGTGCACGTCTTCGCCTCCGAGCTCGAGGGCGAGGTCGTAGCGAACCTGCGACGCAAGGAGGCGGACGCGCTCGCGATGGCCGAGCAGCTCTCGGCCGAGACGCGAGAGGCCGTCCGGGCCGAGGTGCGCGGCAGCGTCCGCGACACGAACGACTACGCGCCGGGCGTTGCGATGGCGCGACCGGACTGGCTCAAGCAGGAGACCGCAGCATGAACGTCCTCAATCAGACCGTCACCGATCGCTTCTCGCTCTTCCACGGCGACACCGTCGACGTGGCGCGCGGCCTCCCCGATCACTCGGTGGACTTCTCCGTCTTCTCGCCGCCGTTCGCGTCGCTCTACACCTACTCCAACTCGCCGCGCGACATGGGCAACGTGCGCAACGACGAGGAATTCTTCGCGCACTACGACTACCTGATCGCTGAGCAGGCGCGCGTGATGAAGCCGGGCAGGCTCGTCGCGGTCCACTGCATGCTCATGCCGACGAGCAAGGCTCGCGACGGTGTCATCGGCCTGCGCGACTTCCGCGGCGACATCATCCGCGCGTACCAAAAGCACGGCTTCGTCTTCCACTCCGAGATCGTGATCTGGAAGAACCCGGTCACGGCAATGCAGCGCACGAAGGCGCTCGGGCTCCTCTACAAGCAGCTCAAGAAGGACTCGGCGATGTCGCGGCAGGGCATCCCCGACTACGTCGTGGTGATGCGCGCGCCCGGGGACAACGTCGAGCCGGTCACGAAGGACGAGCACGAATTCCCCGTGGGTCTCTGGCAGCACTACGCCTCGCCGGTCTGGGTCACGACGGGCGAAGACCTCCGCGACGGCTTTCTCGCGTGCTCGGACAAGCAGACCAAAGATCCCGCGAGCGGCATCGACGCGACCGATACGCTCCAGTACACAAGCGCGCGCGAGCACGACGACGAACGCCACATCTGCCCGCTGCAGCTCGACGTCATCCGTCGCTGCGTTCGCCTCTGGAGTAACCCCGGCGAGATCGTGTGGTCTCCGTTCGCGGGCATCGGAAGCGAAGGCGTCGTCTCGCTCGAGGAGGGTCGCCGCTTCGTCGGCGCCGAGCTGAAGGACAGCTACTACAAGCAGGCCGCGAAGAACCTCGCCGCATCGAAGGACGGGCGCCAGCAGACCTCTCTCTTTGGAGTCGGGTGAGATGGCTGCCAAGAAGCATGCAAAGCCGCTCACGGGCTCTCTCTTCATCGACGCGGCGCTCGCGCCGACCGAGCCCGCGCCGCCGATGGTCGTCGCCGGCGCCATCCCCGAAGCGGAGGACGCGCGCGAAGCGTCTCGGCTTCGCGTTGTGCCGCCCGTCGAGGAGCTGCCCGAAGAGGACGTCATCATCGAATCGACGAGCGACGGTCGCTACGTCGTCTCGCTTCTCCGTCACCACGGCACGACGTGCGCCGCGGTTGTCTACACGCGCGCGCAGCTCGGCATGCTCATGCGTCGCATCCCTCCCGCGCTGGAGATGGGTGGCGGGTGAACCTTCGTCCGTACCAGACGAAGTGTCTCGACGACGCGCGATCTGCCATCCACGCGAGCGCGCAGGGCGTGCTTGTCTGCATGCCGACAGGCACGGGGAAGACGCGCACCGCCGTCGAGGCGTGCGTCGGACACGTCGGCCTCGGCGGCATCCCGATGTTCGTTGCTCCACGGCGCGAGCTCGTGCTCCAGGCGAGCAGCGCGTTCCGCGCGCGAGGCCTGGAGCCGGGCCATGACGTCTTCGTCCGCACCATCCAAGAGCTGTCGATGCCGGGCGCGGAGATCCCGCCCGCGTCGCTCGTCGTGCTCGACGAGGCCCGGCACTACGTCGCCGACGCTTGGTCGCGCCTTCGTGGCGCGCTGCCGAGCGCGGTCTATCTCGGCCTCGACGCCACGCCTGAGCGCGGCGACGGGCGCGGGCTCGGAGGGATGTTCGACGTCCTCGTCGAGGCCATCACCATCCGCGACGCCATCGATGGCGGCTACCTCGTTCCGTGCGAGACGCTGCGGCCCGAGCGCGCGCTCCCGCCCGGCGACCTCGCGCAAGATCCTGTCGACGCGTACGTCGAGAAGGCTCCCGGCACATCCGCCGTCGTCTTCTGCGGCTCCGTCCACCGCGCACTCGAGACGGCGGCTCGCTTCCGCGAGAAGGGCATCCCCGCGGCGGGCGTCCACGGCGAGATGCCTATCGGCGAGCGGGACTACTGCCTCTCCGAATACGAGCGCGGGGCGCTACGTGTACTCTGCAACGTTCACCTGCTGACCGAGGGGTGGGACTCGCCGCGCACCGAGACCATCATCCTCACGGCCGGCGCGACCACGGCGGGGCAGCTCCTGCAGCGCGTCGGGCGCGCGCTTCGTCCCTTCCCTGGCAAGGCGCGCGCGCTCTTGCTCGATCTCTGCGGGACGACGCACACGCACGGCGAGGTCGACGACGTACGCACGTGGCACCTCGACGGCAAGGCGGTACGTCGCGCGAACGATGACATCGACGTGCGATTCTGCCCCGTCTGCGGCGGCGTCGTCGCGAACGTCTCACCGATGCAGTGCGAGACGTGCGGGCACTCGGGAGAGATGCGAAAGCGCAAGCCCCGCGTGCTCGGCCTGCCCATCGATCGCTTCGCTCGGCAGCACGCGATGCCGGACGAGCAGGCCCCAGCCAGGCTTGAATCCGCGCCGCTCGGCTACACGCATGTAGTTTGCAAGTTCTTTCGCGGCCTGCTCGTCCGGCATCG